TCTCAGCCTCCACGGCTCGCTCTCGTCGTCACGGCGCTCTCAGCTTCCACGGCTCGCTCGGCCTGCCTAGTTCTCTCGTCTGCGGCGGCTCGCTCCGCGCCTTCGGTGCTCTCACTTGTCACGGCTCGCTCCCCCAGAGCGGTTCTCTCGTGTCTCTCGGCTCGCTCCCACAGAGCGGTTCTCTCTGGTCCCTCGGCTCGCTCATGCGCGATGGTGCTCTCGTAACTCGCGGCTCGCTCTCGCTGATCGGTGCTCTCGGCTGAAGCGGCTCGCTCACATCATCCGGTGCTCGTCCGGTCGACTGGCTCGCTCTCGATTCGCGGTGCTCTCGTCCTGACCGGCTCGCTCGGCTCCTTCGGTTCGCTCGCCATGAACGGCTCGCTGCCCGGCCTACTCCGCCGGGTTCTGCCCCTTGCGGTCCCGGCCCTTCAGCCCGTAGACGCCGGGCTTCGTGCGGACGAAGCGCGTGTCCTCGCGCGCGATGTCCGTGCTCAGCTGGGCTGCCATCGTCGCGGCGGGCGTCTTGCCCTTCGTGGCGATGAGCTTGTCGTCGAGGGCGCGCTCGGTGATCGCCGACGGGCGTAGCGGCCCCCCGGCGGTGTCGAGCACCTTCGCGGCCGCGTCCTTCATGGACATGGGCTTCGCCTTGTCGGCCTTCGCCTTGTCGGGCGCCGGTACCTTCGGCACGGCCTTCTTGGTCGCTGTTGCGGTCATTGGTTCCTCCTTTCGGTGTCGCCAACTATTACCGCGAAAGCGAAGCTATTGCAAGTCGCTGGCCTCGACCGTGATCTTGCGCTCGTGCGCGCCCTGGTAGGTGCCGGTCGCCTCCCACCGGATGATCCAGGTCCCGCCTGCGGTGAGGTCGACGTCGACGTGGTAGTGCGCGGTCGAGTCCTTGACCAGCTCGGCGTCGGTGTCGTAAACGTAGATCGTCTGCGCGTAGCTCGGGTCCTCGACGGTCACCTGCAACACGCTCGGGTCGACGTCGAGGTTGGCGACGTCGGTGGTGATCAGTTTGGCGCGGAGCAGCTGCCCTTCGTCGAAGGTCGTCTTCGCCGGGGCCAGGGTCGTGTGCAGATTCAGCGGATCGGCCATCGCCTACTCCGGCGGCGGTTGGTCCGACGGCGGTTGGCGCTGCGCCAGCTTGCGTAGCGGGTCGCCGATCTCGCGGTCGAACTGCTCGCCGATCTTCTCGGGTGCGTCCTCGCGCCTTTGCCTGCGCTGCTTCATGACCCACTCGTTGAGCGTCGCCGCCTGCTCCTCGGCCTCCTGCACCTGCGCCTCGGTTGGCCCGTATGGATTGTCCTCGGGCGTGGCGCTCTGCTGCGGCGCCCCATAGGGGTTCTCCTCGCCGGGTCCGCCGTTGCCCCCGAACTGGACGCCGGGCGGCGGGGTGTTGCCGAAGTCCGGCGGGCCTCCCGGCTTGGCGCCCGGTGCTCCGCCCTGCGATTGCTGCAGCGCCGCCATCGCCGGATCGACGTAGCCCGGCGGGTAGACCTTGTCGACGATGTCGCCGGGGTCGGTCAGCTCCAGCCCCTCGCCGAGCGCGACCCCGAGGAGCGTCCGGCTCAGCTCGACGTTCGTGCCGTTCGGGTCGAAGGTCCGTGCCACGTTGCTGACCGCGTTGACGAGGTCGTTCAGGGTCCGCCGCAGCGGGCTTGGCAGGTTGAAGTCGTAGCCCATATCGCGCTTGCGGTCCTCGGCCTCTTCGTCCTCTTCGTCGGCCGGTGCGTCCGGCGTCTCGCCCTCCGCATCCCGCTCGGGTTCGGGCGTGCCCAAGTCGGTCGGATCTTCCTCGTCCCGCAGCTCCAGCACCTCGCGCGCGCGCTCGATGTCGCCCGCCTCGACGGCCTCGCGCAGCGCCCCTAGCTCGGCCTCGGTTACAGCGCCTACCGCCCCGGCGCCGTTCCCCGCCACTCCGGCGACCTCCGGCGGTTCGCCTGCGTCCTCGTCGGGCTGCTCCTTGGCCTGTTCGTCCTGCTTGTCCTTGTACTCGCTGTCGGTGAGTTCCTCGTCAAGCGTCCCCGCCTCGATGGCCCGCTCGATCACCCGGTCGACGAACCAGCGGAATATCTGTTCGATGACCTCCTGCCGGTTCTCGACCGACTTGAGGACCGGCAGCTCCATCGAGGTGGCGGTCGCCAGGTTGGCGCTGCCGATGTCGCCCAGGTAGTGCTGCGGGAAGTGCGTTGCGGCGCTGATCTGCGAGCGGATCATCTGCCCGTCGATGTTCGCGTTCGCGGCGTTGCTGTCGAGCTTGAACGCTTCGTGCGTGACCTGCTCGTTCTCGGTGATGACCGCCCCGGCTCGCGGTCCCGCCAGTTCGTAATCGTCGTCCTCGTTGACCGCCCGCGCCAGCTCGCTCCGGCGGCTCAGCGCCTTCTCGGCCATCTTCTGTACCTGATTCGGCGTGCCCTTCGTCTTGCGCTTCATGATGAACGCGGCCGCCGCCTGCGCCAGGTCGACCCGCGCGGTCATCATCGTGTTGAAGGCGTTCGCCCAGCGGAGGACCCGGTGCATCGTCGGGTGCCCGAAGGCCGCCTCCTGCCCCTTGTTGACGGCGACGTGGTACACGCCGCCCTCGCCGGTCTTTTTCTGCCCCTTCGGCTTGTAGTTGCTCGGCCCCTCGTTGTTCCAGTGCTTGAAGTAAACGATCCGGTCGTCGTCGGTCAGCGCGGGGTCGATCTCGTTCCGGTCGTTCTCGAAGTCCCACTTGACCCGCTTGCGACGGGTGACGTAGTAAAGGATCTTGAGCCGGTTCTCGGGATCGCGGACGACGTTCTCGACCCCGTCGTGCTCCAGCAGCCCGAGCTTGACCTTGCCGTCGTCGCCTTCGTCGAAAAGCAGAAAGAAGAGGTTGCTCTGCAGGCTGAGGTCGGTGCCCATCTCCAGCTGCGCGCCGTAGCTTGTGAGCACGCGCTGATTGTCCTCGTCCTCCCAGGCTTCGTCGATGACCTCCTGCACCTTCGGGTCGGCGGCCTGCGGTTTCGGGACTCCCCGGCCCAGCGTGAAGTCGTTCATCAGCTCGGTCGCTGCGCCTAGCTGCGCGTCCTCTCGCCAGGCGACCCGCGCTTGCTGGACCAGCTTGCGCCGGGCGGTCGCCTTCAGGTCTTGCTCGTTGCCGCCGATGTAATCGAGCGCCTGCCAGGCGATGAGGTCGAGTTCCCGCTGCAGCGTCCGGCGGTCGGCGTCGCTCGCCTCCAGCAGCTCGACCCTGCCGCTGCGCTCGACCCGGCGGCCCGTCCCGGCGACGCCTTCAGCGAGTCGCTGCCGGAAGCCTCGGTCCTCCGGCGGGTTCTGAATCAGCTCGTCGGCGGCGGCCCTTGCCTCGGTTTCGTCCGTTTCTTCGTCAGCCACTTGTCGCCCCTCCTGTCGCCTCGGCGATGATCGCGTCCTCAATTATGGCGCGCGCTTCCTCGTAGGCACTGGTCGCCCGACCGCTGTTCGGAATCCCGTCGGTGAGCGTGCGGCAATTGTCGAGCGTGTCGGCGGCCACACTCAGCAGGGTAGCCCTCGGATCGGCCGCCCCTAGCTCGGCACTCGCGGCGGCCCTGCCCGCTTCCAGCCCCCGGTCGTAGTTCCGGCGAAGCAGCTCGCGCGCCCGGCTCGTGACCCGACGGCTGTCCTGCCCCTCGCTGTCCTCCAGCAACCGGCGCGCGTCGGCGGCGAGCTTCCGGCTGTTGTCCTTCAGCTGTTGGCCGTGTGCTCGGTTTCCGTTACCGCCCTCCATCGCTCTAGGCTCTCGACGTTGACCGCGTGCGTTTCCAGGGATCGGCAATCCTCGATGAGGTAGGTGTTCGCCTCGGCGTTGACGTCGAGGACGTAGAACAGCTCGACCCCGTTCGTGATGTAGTGCCCGATCTTGTGGCGCTCGCTGACTGCTGTCCCGCCCATGTCGCCCCCATCAGGCCGCTATCCGCTTCGCCCGGTCGGCCGCGCGCTGCCTCGCCGTTGAGTTCGCCGTCCGCTCGACCGCTGCCTCCAGCGTTCGCCCTTGCCCGGCTCGCTCGGCCCTTGCCCGCGTGAGCCAGGTCGGGCAGGTTTCGTAGGCGCTCGCGCACCAGAGCCGCAGCGTCTTCGGGTCCTCGCGGGGCTTCAAGGTTTCGTGGGCGATCCGGCAACGGCAGCTCGGCCCTTGCTCGACGTCGGTGACCGCTTCGCCTGCGGGGCATCTGATCTCCACCGAACGAGCCTAACATCGCTCCCCAGCCCCCTGTTGATCGTGCCCTCCCCGTACCGGGTCGGCTAGTCGCCCAGCTCCAGGACGTCGACTCGCGCGGTTAGCCCGCTCGCGCATGCGGCGAAGATGGCGGCGCCCCTCTCCAGCTCGACCGTGAGCGGCGCGTCGGCTGGCTGCAGCTCGAAGCCGGGGTCGGCCGTCAGGCTTGGTCCGGGGTAGCCCGCCGTGGTCGTGCTGACGCCTTCGCCCGATCCCCCGCTCAGCGGCGTGGTGCCGTCCTGCATGGTCATCTCGGCGATGTTCTCGGCGGCGAGGTCGCCTTGGAAGGTGACCGCCCAAGGCGAGCTTGACCCGGTGACCGTGACGTTCCCGGCGCCGATGTTCGCCAGCCCCTCCAGCTCCGTCTGGATCGTGGTCGGCCCGTCGGCGTCGAAGGCTAGGTCGCCCGTCTGCTCGGCGACGAGGGTGAGCTTGAACTGCCCCGCCGATTGCGTTCCGACGGTCGGCGCCTGCACCTCGTTGACGCCCGGCCCGGTGACGGTGTCGCTGCCGAGGTAGACGCTGTTCGTGCTGTCGCGGTTCTTGATCCGCGCGGTCGAGCTTGCTAGCGGGGTGTCGGCGCTGTCCGACTCGATGGCCGTCGCCGCGTCGGTGACGCTGACTTGCTTGCCGGTGACGGGCATGGCCTCAATGGTACCCGCGCCCCGGCCGGGTTGCCGGTTCCGACTCTCGCCCTACTGATGTTGCTCCAGCCCGGCTTGGTACTCGATCTCGGCGTCGCCGTCGTCGCCGTCGAGGTGCGCCCGCTCGAAGTCGACGACGTCGTCCAGCGGCTCCATCTCCTCGCGGAGCGCGTCGTCGGTCGCCTGCCGCCAGAGCCAGAGTTCCTTGGCGACGAGGTCGTAACACTCGGCCATCGCGTAATCGTCCGCCCCGGTGCTCCGATAGACGACCCGGTGCGCCCCGGTGTCGGGGTTCTTCTCGACGACCCGGATCGGGGACTGAAGGTGTTTCTCGTAATCGTGCGGTAGCTCGCCCGGAAGCAGGTTCCGCTGTTCGCGGATGCCGTCGAGCGTTGCGTCGAGCGCCTCGGTTCGCCGGACCCGCGTCATCCTCGCGTCGGCGTCGACCGTGATCACCTGCCGCTGCGTTTCGGTCCCGAAGCTGACGAGGAACACCCGCCCCGGTAGCGCCTCCGCCAGCTTGCGCGCGAGGCGGCCTTCCGGCAAGTGGTCGACGGCGGCCATGTTCACCTTGAATCGGTTGAGGAGCTTCTCGACCGCGTCGAAGTCCTCGGCCTCCCCGATCCACAGCGCCCGCTTGTGATTCTCGCCGACCGCGCTGATGCGAACGTGGAGGCTTCGGACCGAGGCGACGTCGATCCCGGCGGTGACGATGTCCGGCGATCCGCCCTTCAGCGGCTTGCCCCTCAGCGGGATGTCGTCGCGCTGCGCCGCCCTGATGACGTCGAGCGCGAGCCGCCCCTCGCTCGGCGCGTATGCCTCGCCGAGGTCCTTGTTGAAGTGGACCTGCCGCTCGTAGGGGTTCGTCCGGTGGTGCGCCGTGATGATCGTGCGCATGTTCGTGTTCGGGACGATGAGGCGCGGGATGTGATAGCTGCGGATCTCCCGGTCGGGATGGGCGGCCACCCACTCCCCCCGCCCTACGTCGAGCGGCCTGCGGCATTTCGCGCAGACGACCTTCGCCGCCTCCTCGTCGACGTTGTCGTCGTAGGTAAGCCGCTGCCGCTCGCCGCACTCGCAGCGAACGAACCAGCTCCGCTGATCGCCTTCGTGGTACAGCTCGTCGATCCCCCAGCCGGGGATGCTCGGGACTCCGACCCGTCGGATGCGCCCCTCCAGCGAGCCGGTGATCCGGCGTTCGGCGTCGGGGATGTTCTCCTGCCGCAGCGAATCGTATTCGTCGAAGACGAGCGCGTCGGCGTCGACGCTGTCGAGGTCGGCCTTCGATTCGCTGCCCCGTGCGTACAGCCAGCCCAGCCCGACTTGCTTCAGCCCCTTGTTGTTGACGTACCCGCCGGGGATGCGCTGCGTCAGGTAGTCGCTCCCGAGGATCGCCGCCCGGATGCGCGCGTCGGCGAAGTCGTACATCTGTTGCCGCTTCGGAAAGACGTACAGCGCGGTCAGCCCGGCGAGGTCGGCGTGGTACATCGCCCACCGGAGGAGGTAGGCGCTGACCCCGACCTGCGTCGACTTCATGATGACCAGCTCGGCGGCGTCGGCCCCGTGCGCCGTGTAGAGCTGTTTCTGGAACGGGAAGCGCTCGAAGTCCAGCGTGCCCGACTTCGGCTCGGGCACCCGTAGCGCCCACTTGCGGAACGGGAAGATGCGGTTGGCGGCCTTGCCCTCTTTCTGCAGGAGGATGCCGGGGAAGGTTTCGGTGATGTTGAGCGCTTCGACCTGCGGCCCTCTCACGGCTGCCCCCTTCGCCTGGGCTTACTCATCGCCCGGCTGGTCCCCGTTGCCGCTGACGTCGGTGCCCTCGTCGGTGCTGACGTCGGTGGCCGTGCCCTCGACCTCCTCCAGCCCCGCCTCGATCAGATGCCCGTCCTCGATCTCGACCTTGAGCGCCGGGTTCAACGTGGTGACGACGTCGCGCTTCGCCTCGACCGGGATCTCGGGGTAGCGGTTGAAGATGGCGAGCAGCTGCGCGCTGACCTTCCGCGCGTCGAGGTCGATCCGCAGCGTCCCCAGGTCGTGCGGAAGGATGCCCGTGCTCTGCATGACCTCGATCAGCTTGCTCATCGCTTCGAGGCGCTTGCCGATGGCGGCCACCCGGACGCTGCCCGACTCGCGGGCGCTGACTTGCGCCAGTTCGTCGACCGCCGCCTCCATCCGCAGCAGCCAGTCCTCGACGATCTCGATGGGCGCCCGGCCCCGGCTCATCGCCAGGGTGTCGGCCTTCGTCGCTTTGAGGACGTTGGCGATGGCCTCGACGCTCAGGTCGAATGTCGCCGCCAGGGTTACGGCGCTCGCCCCCCGTAGCCACGCCCGGAAGATCTCGTTGTCGCGCTGCGCCTGCTCCAGCGCCGTGTTCGTCTTCGGCTCGTCGCCGCCCTTCGTCATGTCTGTTGCTCCGCTCGCTCGATGCGGTTGCGGGACTCCATCGCGGCCAGCACCGCTCGCGCGCTCAGTTGCTCGGCTCGCTCCTGTCGGTCGGTCCTCTCGTTCGTTCCGGCTCGCTCACGCCCCACGGTGCCCTTCCGTCTTTCGGCTCGCTCATGACTCATGGTGCTCTCGCTGCTTTCGGCTCGCTCGCCTTCGCCCTCACGCTCAACAGCTCGCTCCGTGTTCTCGGTGCCCTCAGCTACGGCGGCTCGCTCGTCTTTCTCGGTGCTCTCGACGGGCTCGGCTCGCTCTCTGTCCGCAGTTCTCTCGTGCTCGGCGGCTCGCTCCATGCTGTCGGTTCTCTCGCTCAGCTCGGCTCGCTCGCCTTCAACGGTTCTCTCCCCAGTTTCGGCTCGCTCGCTCGACGCGGTTCTCTCGGGCTGTGCGGCTCGCTCCAGCGTTGCAGCTCTCTCGCTTGCGACGGCTCGCTCCCCGTTTGCGGTTCTCTCGTAACTCGCGGCTCGCTCCAGTTCTGCGGCGCCCTCGATCATCGCGGCTCGCTCGGCAACTACGGTTCTCTCGCCACCTCCGGCTCGCTCAGCATGGACGGTGCTCTCGCTATCTCCGGCTCGCTCACAATGGGCGGCGCTCTCGTGCTCCTCGGCTCGCTCTGATGTACCAGCGCTCTCGCTCGGTTCGGCTCGCTCTGGTAGTTCGGTGCCCTCCTGCCTCACGG